ATGCCAAAACAAGTAATTTCGCTTACAGACAGCAAAATCAAAGCATTTCTCCGTGATATAAAAAGTAATAATCCCAATGGGTTACAGAAGGATATTCGGCTAAGTGACGGTGCAGGTCTGAATCTTCTAATTCGAAAAAACGGTACTGTCATGTGGCGTTTTGATTACACCCGCCCAATTTCTAAAAAAAGAAATACGATGACTGTCGGAAATTATCCAGCGATGTCACTGGCCAAAGCACGTGAATATCGGGATCAGTTCAGGGCGTTACTGGCTGAAGGAAAAGATCCTCAGGTAGAAAAGCAGGGTGTTGAGGAAAAAGAAAGATTAAAACAACAGTCAACTTTTAAATCTGTTGCTGAGCTATATAAAAGTAAACAACGTCTGGCCGAAGCTACGGTAAAGAGGAATGACAGTATATTTGAAAAACTTTATCGGGATATTGGCAATATGCCGATTTCAGATATTACTCCACGGGATCTGGCCAAAGTAATTGAGAAAGATGAGAACAAGGGGCATATTGAATCTGCAATGCGGATCAGATCTAAAGCCTCTCAAGTTTTTCGTTTTGCAGTAAAAATGGGTCTGTGTGAGCGTGATGTTGCTCAAGATCTGGCAGGTACCATTACCCAAAGAGAAAAAAATCACTATTCAGCATTAACAGATCCCTTTGATTTTGCGCGCTTGCTTTTTGATATAGATCATTATGAATCACAACTGGTCCACGTAAAGCTTGCATTGCAACTGGCACCATTGGTATTTGTCCGTATTGGTGAACTACGCAATGCCAAGTGGACTGATATTAATTTTGAGACTGCTACCTGGTCTTATACGCCGTCAAAAACATCTGCGAAAACTGGACTGGACCATATTGTTCCTTTATCTACACAGGCTATAGCAATTCTAAAAGAAGCTCATAATTTTACGAATAATTCAGACTTTGTTTTTCCTTCACGCTCTGACAAGCATCGGCCAATTTCTGATATGTCTATTAATATGGCATTGCGCCGTATGGGATATGGTAAAGAGGATATGACTGGCCACGGCTTTAGAGCAATTGCCCGGACATTATTAGATGAGGTTCTGGAGTTTCCACTGGATATTATTGAACAGCAGCTTGCACACCAGGTGCGTGACATGCACGGCAGGGCATATAACCGGACTAAGCACTTAGATAAAAGACGTGTGATGATGCAAAGATGGTCAGATTATTGCGATGAACTTAAAGCTCAATTTATTGCATCAAGAGACAAAAAGTTTACGGAAATAAAGCCCTCATGATGCGAGGGCTTGTTTCTTATTAAAGAATGTATAAATAGTGGACTTCCACCAGCGCTTATAGCCACTTTCACTCACCCAATCCGGCTCAGGAAAGCTCCCATCTTCAACCATTTTAATGATAGAAGCTCTAGTTATTCCGGTCATCTTTGCCACTTCACTCGTTTTTAAAAGACGATCTTCATCAGCATGAAAGGCTCTTTTAATCTCTTGCATTTCATTAAAAATGGCTTCGAGCAAGTTATTTTCAGATTCAGTTCGCATCATGACACCTCCTTTACCTTAGCTTGACTTAACTTCTCCATGTGGCCTCCTTAAATTTTGCATTAGTCAGCAGTGCTTCAATTTCAAACAGGCCTACATTGGTAAAGATATGATCCATCTTGCAGCCAAAGACAGTCAGGGTGCGGGTAATAGATGAGTATGTGTATTTCATACTAGTTCAACTCCCTTAATAGCTCAAATGGCTGCTTTCGTGCTGCATCCTGATTTTTAAGTATGCGTACGCTCACATGAGTAATAAGTTCATTCTTGGCCATAACAGCTTCTTTGGCCTCCAGACCAGTCGCAGCCTCTATGCGACCAGTGAGCTTTTTAGGACTATGAGGGACAGTCGCTTCATAAGACCAGATATAAGTCTTCATGCGCTCCAGCCCTCCATGTCCTTTTTTGCTTGGCAAGCATTTAAAACAAGTTGCTCGTACTTTGAGCCTTTAAAATAATCAGCAGGGTATTGAAGTTCACTTTCTTGCTCAGCGTTTTTAATTACCTCTAACGCTTTCTGATAATCAGCTTCTGCCTGAGCCTCATGGTCAGCCTGAAGCTGCTTTTCTGATTCTTGTTGAGCCTGTTGGTTCCGCTCAATAATCTTCTGGATACCTGCACAGGTTTCTTCAAACTTTTGCTGCTGAACATCATGAAGGCTATTCAGTCCACGCTTGGAACAATACTTTTCAATATCTATTCCGGCTTGTTGCATTAATGCTTCAAGTTCAAAGTATTGATTGCCATTGATACAAGCATTAGCAGATCCGGAATTGAGCCACTGTTTTAATAAAATGCCGTCATGTTCACTTAACTGACGCGCCTCATTAAAAATTCGAGTACGGTCTTTTGTTCTAACCGCATAATTGTCATGGGTTAGATCCAGAACAGTCGTGAATTCATATTCAATTCCATCGCGCTGTTCAGCCTTCATACCTACTTTTTCTACTTTCTTTTTACCGTTTCCTGCATCAACCTGGACGGTATCCATTTTGCTACGCATGGTCACAATGATATTGATGCTGGATTGAAGCATTGCATCAATAAACTTGCGGTGGCGTGGTGTAACTTGGCTCCATGCCCCCCAACTATTACCTTTGAACGTTGTGCCGCTCAGCTTATCGACAATTTCCAGACAACCACCAACCCCAGACCACTCATGAGTAATACTGTCTATAATTAAGGTATCGAAGCCTGCTTTCTCAGCAGCATGAATTGCATCAATAAATTTTTCAGGAGTGTAGGGCGGCTGGATGTTTGCATGTTCAAAATTAACCACATCTTCATATAGCTCAGCACTACTGTTTTCAGTATCTGCTACAGCAATACGGCCACCAATTCCTTTAGCCAAAAGAAGAGCACCCAAGGTTTTACCTGCACCAGTAGGGCCAGCAATAGCCAGACGTAACTTCGCGTTTTTGCGTTCAGCTTTCTTAAAAAATACTGTCATGACTATTCCCCTTATCTCGATCCAACCCAGCCCATACGACGCTTATAAGCTTTGCGGTCATACGATGGGATATGTGATTTTTGCAGGCCAATTGCTAAAGCCTTGCGGCGCTGGAATGCGTGTTCACGTTCGAAGTTTTTACGAATCCAGGGTTTGGCCACATGCTCTTCAAGAGTGACTTTTACAAGCTCACCGGTTTGACGGTCTTCAGTAAAAATATCTTTGCCTTGTTCAATGTAGACGGTATGGCCAAGACGCATGACCATTTGACCTTGTTCAAAGCCGCCCAGGTATTCAGAAAATGTTTGAGTAGTAGTTGTCATTAGCGAGCCTCCACAACTTGAACCAGTTGAGGCTCTTGAGAGAACTTCGCGTTATAGGCATGGGCTTGGACTGCCTGAGTTTCTGCATCATCTGCACAGCTGCGTAGCATTGCGACTAAGCCAATGACTAGGCTTAACAATAAAAGGAAAGTGCAAAGGTCAGCGAAGATTGAGCGTGGTTTACCGTACATCTCTTCCTGAGTAGGCTCTTGAAAGAGGATCTGAGTCGTTTGACTCTTAACTGCTTTTTGTTTCATAATTCACTTACTCACAGGTTAGGTGTGGGTCATGCCTCTGATAGTTGTCGCTATGCAGAGGTTTTTTGTTATCTGTGGATTTTATATTAGCATACTAATATTAGTAGTCAATAAGAATGCTAATATTTTTAAATTGATTTTTAATAGACAAAAGAAAACCCACCGCTGGGGTGGGTTTCTTTAAAATATAAATCTTATTTTTTATGTTCAGTAATACTGATAGGCTGATCTTTTACGAATTCTACAATGCCCTCACCAGCTTTAAAGTGTATTGATACGCCTTGATTATTTGTTAAGCGCACTCCACTTCCTGAGACAGCGCGTTGAAGACGGTACACTTTACCAGAATTATCGGTCATTACCGCTGTTTCAAAGTTATCTGAAGACTTTAGAAAGATTAACAAACCATTCGGTCCAGTAAACTCAATAATCTGAGCATTAGATGAAACATCATTTTTAACTTTTTCTTGCAAAACTTCAGTATTTGGATTTGAAGTACAGCCAGTCATTGTCAGACCTATTAAAGCTGCACCTAATAACGTATTTTTCATTTTCTTGACCTTCTTATACAGGATGATAGGGAGGTATTTATATTAATTGTTATAATATAACATTTGAATAGTATATTACATATCAATGACATAAAAAAAGAAAACCCACTTGGGGTGGGTTGGTGTAAAAACATCTAAATCTTATATTTCTTCTAACTTTTTTTGCTTGTCAATTCCAGACCATTCTATCAGTCGTTCTGATGCTCTATCTACAGAATGTTCCTCAATTAAGTCAATCCCCTCAGAACGCAGACTCCACTTAAAATTCCCAATTATTTCTTTTCGTTTATTTTTATCTGCTCTGCTTAAGAGATCCATGTTCATCTCATCTGGAGACAACATGAATAGTCTAAATTCACTATCTTTACAGGTATATTTCTTTACAGCTCGTAAATTCTCTAGAGTTTTTAGGCAATTTATTTCAATAGTGTCTGGCGTAGCATATACGGTCGATAGTAGGTCGCCAATTTTATTATCCTGCTCAATATTGATAGCAACTGGAAGTCTTCTGTAACCAATCGAAGGATCACCAACAAGTACTGTTTCATTACCAGCAAATATTTCCTTATAAATTTCACCCATTTTATTCTTAATGTAGCTTTTAACATCAGAATGAAACTTAACTGTTTTTACTGTATGGAATTGCTTCCTGAACGAGTTTTTATTATGGTGGGGTAAAGATAATGGAACAGCTCTTACCAATAACTCATCAAGAAGATTATCAATTGATTCACCTTGTATAAATCCTCTTTTTTCTAAAATCAATTGAGATGAGAAAGAATCTTCATAACTACAATGAAGAAAATCTTCGAAGAGTTCTATACAGGATTTAATATATCCAACAACATCAGCGCCATAAGCACATTCAATTCTTGAAAAATCCTCAATGAATTTTGTATGAATTATATCATCATGATTTATAAGTACACCTACAGCTAATTGCTCATTCGTAACTAAATCAGGAGTAAACCTAACCTGAGACCATGAGGCCTGAATTAGCTCAATAGTGGTAGAATTTGTAGTGAATTTTTCTTCAAATTTTTTAAAATTCATAATGTTACCTATTTAGCAACATTGCACGGTGTTGCAGAAAGCCATAAGTCGCATTTTGCTTCAATGTTATTAACTTGTACAGCATTGGAAGCAAGAAAATCTTGCAATATATTGCTCACATTTTGTATCGGATTTGGAGGTAGTCCAGTATTGATTTTTTCCTCACCAAGGAAATCAACTATTAATTGATGAATTTCGCCTTTAACAAGTTCAAATGCAGATTCATGTTCCTTTTTTGCGCTTTTTAAATCAGCTAGTAAATTTTCTTTCCAGAATAATCCTTCAAACTTTTGCTTAAATAAATTCATATACATTTTTTGGAGGTCGCCACTAATTGTGGCATTTCGCATAATATCCCAAGGAGACCAATTGTCACCATATAGAATCCCTCCATGATCAATTAAGGTAAAAGTTCTGTTTGGTAATTCTAATAAATTACCCAAATTACGATCATTATTGGCTAACCAATCATCACACATGATGAGATTGGGTAACTTCTCCCAACTTTTCAATGCTTCAACAATATGTGCCGTTAGGTAGCTTTTAATTTCTGGTGATGAGGCATTATCTAATTCTATTCTTCTGTTGATGCCATTTGTGTTAGTGCATACCCAAGCATAAGTCACCCCTCTATATCTATCAATATCAGATACTTTCTCCCATATTTCAGGGGTGTGTTTTTCTGATATTTTAAACTCAAGAAATCCAGCAAATTCTGGTTGTGGTAATCTCAGCCCGCTTATCAAAAGATAGCCTATAGCCTCATTTAATAAAGCACGCTTCTTTTGCTCACCGTAAAATTTCACATATGATTCTCGTTGAATCCCATCAGACCACGTAATTTCAGCTACATGAGTCATGAGCCCCATACACCCATCAACTGCTGGTCTCAAATATTTTCTATAGTTTGAAAATGCTAAGTATTGTAATATTTGATTCATTTCACCCGCTCCAAAATATTATCCCAATCTATTCTAAAGTGCTGTGCCGAGTTCACATTACACCCAAGCCGCATATAGTGGACTCTAAATTTCTTCCTGTCCTGATATTTCTATTCTTGAAATAAGATCAATAGTTAATGCAAAACTCTCACCCGTAATGGTTTTAAAATTAATCCAGATGGCACTAGATTCATTTTCGAAATTGATGCTGACCAACTTTATAAGATTAAAAGGCTTGGCATTGTTGGGTAAAACAATATTGTAGAGATGATTTTCTCGTACGTAAGAGATAAGCATTTGGTGAATAGCTATCTGCTCACTGCTGCTTAATTCTCTGTACTTGCACAATTCGGGTAAGTTATATTTTTTATTCACTTATTATTATCCTATGTTAAATAGGCCGCATATAGCGGCTTCATTAAGTTTTACTAACTCGTCTATTCTTCTATATTCAGAACAAAAATAAATATCTGGTCACCATGTTTCTATAGATGAAATTTGCCAGACCCACCCAACTATTTCGAATTCCTGTTTTTTTATATCTTCAACAGTTAATTGTATTTCTGGATATTCCAGAGCGTTATCTGAGACAACTCGAATTCCACCGAAGGGTAAGTTATATAAACGTTTAGCCATGAAGAGGCCGCCGTGACAGATAGCATAGATCTTGCCGTCCTTAATTGTTTTTCGGCCCAGATCGATATGGATAGTATCCCCATCCCTGATAGCAGGACTCATTGAATCGCCAGAGGCGAGTGTGGCTACAGCATCCTTTTTATCAATTACCAGTCTTCTTAAAAGAGCTTTTGCGATACGCAGTTTCTGTGTATTGGTTTTAAGAGCCTCACCAATAGCACCAGCCCCACAAGCAAAACTAAAATCTTCAAAGAAAGGAATTTCCACCTCATCATCATCAAGAGGGGTATTTTCATCCCATTCTGAAGCCTCATAGAAAGTCTGTTCTTTTATATTTTTAGGGTTATCGCCTGTCTGCAACCAATATGCATCTACACCTAAAAAATTAGCAATTGCTGGTAGGTGTGAGGATGAATCAACCCTACCTGTTTCAAGTTGACTCAATGCTGACTGAGTAATCCCAATTGCCTCAACAACATCCTTCTGGGATTTACCCGCTTTTTTGCGAGCTTCTTTCAGTCTGTCTTTAAGCATAATGCTTTTCCCTTCAATTACTAATAATAGCTTATTAGTCAGCTAATATTAAATCAAATTAGAATACTTATTGACTATATATTAGTATTCTAATAATATTTAGGTTATCACTTATATTTTTAAGGGGTGGTCATGAAAACCATTTACCAAAACCTTGTTGAACACTTTGGTGGGCAAGTTGCCACAGCAAAAGCCTTAAGTGTCAGTCAAGCAAATATCAGCGGGTATGTGGCTGGCCGCTGGAATATGTCTGAAAAAGTCGCTATCAGGGCCGAGCGTGTAACTAATGGAAAGTTTAAAGCTACTGACCTGTGCCCATCTCTCCGAGAGTTTCAGGCATTAACCATATAGCTATTCTGACCTTCTCAAAACCACAAGTAAACGTGAATAAAAACAAGGATTCACACATGGAATTTAGCAAAGAAGCACAAGCTGCACTGTATAAGATGATCCGTCACACACCAGGTATTGATGCAAAACAGATTGCTGAAGTAATCGGCGACTCTCATAAAACCGTTCTGAATTACGGCAATCCGAATATGGATTATCAGCCGAGTCTTAAAAAATTTGAGGCCATGCTCGAATACACAGAAAACCCGGCGGTACTTAAAGTGTGGGCGCACAAGCTGAATCTCGCGCTAATCCCGACAGGTTGCGAAGGCGACAAGCATCGAGAGTTATCTGTGATCGAGGCCATGATGCAGGCAAATATCTGTAACGGGCAGGCCAACCAGAAAGTCTATGAAGCTTATGAAGATGGCGTGATTACACCGGCAGAGTATGAAGAGATTCACGGTATTTTTACACGAATTATTGAGTTTGCTAAAGCGGCTGATCAGGCAGCTTACAAGCAAATGCAGAAATATACCTCTACTACACAAACTGTAAAAAATGAAAAAGCCTGATGTGCGAAATCAAGCTTTTTCTAACTCATACAGGCATGAATGAATTATGAAAAAGAATTTATCAGAACAAGTGCTTGAAAGCAAATGTGAATGCTGTGATGAACAGCAGGATTTCGTTGTAGGGGATGTAGTCGTTTCCCTTTGTGATGGCATCACATCCGAACTATTTGAAGTAAGAGAGTTGGCCCACGCGACCTACCCAGAGTTTATTAAATGCCGCCCATTAAAAAACTCAACCTACTTCTGCTGGCTAGCTGTCAATGAGATCCGTCACGCAACTACTGCTGAACTCAAAGCCAGAAAACGCCTTGAAGCTCCAGTTGCTCTTTTTATCACGGAGGCCCTATGAACTCTGCAATCAATAACGCTGATCATAAACATCTGCAACAAGTACAGTCTTTCTATGATCCGGCTTTAAGAATTCTTGAGGAGCTGTTTAAGCGTAATCAAAATAATCTGCGTGTCCGAAATCAGGACGTAAACAACGCCGCTGTACGAAAAACTGATCTGGCTGAGCAGCTGGTGCGCCGTTGCCGTATTAACGACTGGTTCACCAATGAAGTTGTAGCGAGTCTGGTGAAATCAGGAACTGTTGAAGCGTTTGGAGGCTATGTGAAGCCTAAGGCGGGTGAAGTATGACAGCAGCTCAAGTAATCCCGTTTAAACAGCCTCAGCAACCAGTTAGAGAGGCTCGAATGTCTACACAAAAGCAAGAGGGCTATACAGACCTCCCTAATTTTATTTGTGATGAAGGTTATCTAGCTGCCTTAAGCGGCGAGGCTATCAAGTGCCTGATTTTCTTAAATCGCCACATCAATGGCTTTCACCTGGAACAAAAATCTATGGGTGAGGCATTAGTGATGAAAGTTACCGGTATAAGAGATAACCGTACCATACGCAAATATATGGCTGAGTTGGCTAAGTATCAACTGGTCAGTATCTATAAAGAAACTGGAAAAAGTAATGTCTACAGTCTTACTTTCGAAAACCGCTTACCTATTAAACCAGTAACACCCCATGTTAGTGGTCATGAGCAACCAGTAATATCTCATGCTACTGGTAGAAACTCAAAACCAGTGACATGCCATGTAGCTGCATCTGATGTACCGGGTACATGCCATGCTACTGCACCAGTGACATCACATGCTACTGCTACCAGTGACATGGCATGTCACCCTGTAAAAGAAATATATTTAAAAGAAAATATTAAAAATATACATACACAAGTTCTGCCTGAAAAATCTGTTGATGAGGTCTTAAATCTCTGGACTCCAAATATCGATCAGCTCAACGTATGGTTACAACGTTCAGGCGTTATGCCAATGACTGAATCATTGGTTCAAGAGCTGCTTCTTGAAATCAACGCTCACTACGAAACAAAACTCAAAGCCAATCTGATCACAGATACCCAGATGTACATGAATTTTGTGAAATGGGTGAAACGCAGCTTTCAGAGACCTCCTGTAAAAACCAGATCATCTGAAAACCGTAACCCGAAAACTAATACAAACCTGAACGTCAACGAAGCATGGAATCAAATACCAGCTGTTGAATACGCAGAAGTGGAACAGGTTGAAATCCCAGAGGACTTTGAATGAACGCTATGGCTATGCTCACAGGTGGACTTCAAAATGTCCAGGAACTGTGCACTGAACACAACATTGCAAAAGTGAAAGCTGGACCAAACCAGATTTGCCCACAGTGTGCGATTGAATTGGTGAATCAACAAAATCAGAACCGTCAGCACGAAGTAGACCAGATGGTTCGTGAAAAGCATTTTGCTGGCGCTACGCTTCCAGAACGTCATGCAGGTTCACGGTTCAAGAATTATACCGTTAGACATGCAGGTCAGCAGAATGCAGTAAACAGTGCTGTCTCTTACGTTCAATCCATCTTGAGTGGCGCTAAAAATAACTTTGTGATGGTAGGCAAAACCGGTACAGGAAAAACTCATCTGGCTTGTGCCTCAGCGCGTACGCTACTCACCAGGGGCATGTATGCCCGTTATATCACCAGTGAGGAAATGTCGCAGCAGATCATGGATGCATGGGATAAAAAGAATCCGGACATAACCGAGAAATCAGTGATTCATGAGTTTACCCAATATGACCTACTAATCCTGGATGAATACGGATTGCATGATCGGGATAAGCGCCGTGAACTGGTCCATAAAGTTTTATATGCACGTTATGACCGTATGAAGCCAACCATGCTGATTTCAAACATGACATTACATGACACAAAAGATGGCACCGGAAAAACTATACCTGGACTGATTTCAGATTTGGGAGATCGTTTATGGTCCAGATTTCAGCAGGGTGGCCTGACAGTGGTCGAATGCAATTGGGCTGATGCTCGACTAGGGGGTGGGGTGTGAATATGGCGCTTTTTCCTCATGAGCTGATTATTGATAATTTTGCTGGTGGTGGCGGTACCAGTACAGGACTAGAACAGGCTTTTAGCCGTCCAGTCGATGTGGCCATTAATCATGATCCAAAGGCTTTGGCCATGCACCGGATTAATCATCCTGAAACCAAGCATTACTGTGAAAGCGTATGGGATATAGATCCAGTTCATGCAACAGGTAATCAACCAGTTGGTCTGGTATGGCTTAGTCCTGATTGCAAACATTTTAGTAAAGCTAAAGGTGGCAAGCCAGTTGAAAAGAAAATCCGTGGTTTGGCTTGGGTGGCTTTGCGTTGGGCAGCTAAAACCCGTCCCCGTGTCATCATTCTTGAAAATGTTGAAGAGTTTAAAACTTGGGGTACTTTAGGACCTAATGGCAGACCATGTCCAAAAAATAAAGGGCGTACCTTCAAAAGCTTTGTTAATGCGCTTAATCGTCAAGGTTATGAAGTTGAATGGCGTGAACTGCGGGCCTGTGATTATGGGTCTCCTACAATCCGTAAGCGCTTCTTTTTGATAGCCCGTCGTGATGGTTTGCCTATCGTATGGCCAAAAGCTACCCACGCTCATCCTGAAACCATCCAGGTGCAGAAAGGATTATTAAAACCTTGGCGCACAGCTGCAGAATGCATTGACTGGAGTATTCAGTGCCCAAGCATATTTTTGCGAAAGAGACCTCTGGCCAAAGCCACTATGGAAAGGATTGCAAAAGGGGTGGAACGATATGTTTTAAATACTGCTCAGCCATTTATTGTGAAGACTAATAGTCTGGTTGCGCCGGTATTAACAGAATGTGCTAATGCTTCAAATCAACGCTGTATGCCTGCTGATGAACCATTACGAACTATATGTGCAGAGACAAAAGGCGGGCATCATGCACTGGCCTCGATATTTTTAGCCAAGAATTACACTGGTGTTGTTGGATCTGCTGCTACTGATCCGGTCCACACTATTACGGCGAAAGATCACAACGCTTTAGTGATCAGCCATTTGTCAAAGCTCAAAAATAATTGTGTTGGCCAGAATGTTGATGAGCCTCTACACACTATGACTACCATCAATCAGTTTGCAGAAGTAAGAGCATTTTTAACTGCTTTTTATGGCAATGAAAAAGATGGGAACCCTGTAGACCAACCGCTTAGAACTATATCAACCAAAGACCGTTTTGGACTGGTAACTATTAATCATCAACAGTATCAAATTACAGATATTGGTTTTCGTATGCTCCAGCCAGTTGAGCTATTTAAAGCACAAGGCTTTCCGGAAAACTATATTTTTGAACGCGGTATTGATGATCAGGGCAATGAGATTTTTCTAACTAAAACTGAACAAACTCGAATGGTGGGTAACTCAGTTTGTCCACAACTGGCCAGAGCTTTAATTGAAGCTAATTTCAAACATGAACATAGTTATCAGGGGGCAGCATGATCAATAAATTAGAAGTTGGGCTACTGGCCAGAGTCTTGGTGAATCAGGCCTTACTTATTCTCAAAGACAAGGAAATTGTAAAACTGCAGAAACAGGTTGAACTAGCTCAAGCTGCTACGGATCGGATGGAGTCTTGTTATATCCAGATGAAGAAAGAGGTTGAGCAGCTGCAGAGTGAGCTTAAGTGTTGTCGTCGTGAGAATACTGTCTTGTTGCAGAAAGCTGGTGAAGCTGACAGGAAGATTGGTAAGGCTTTAAGTGTATGCAGTGACAATCGCTTATGTATCGGTAAATTCATGATTGAGGATGAAACCTTAGGATTAATTGGTGAAGTAGAGGAAGCCTTACAGGATAGTGATTTTAGTGTTTATACCCCTTTGCTTTTAAGAGGTCTCAATGACAAGCATTTCGGCGGCTGAGTATAGGGAAAAGTATGGAGGTGGTGGCCAGCCGGCTGCCAAGTCTAAAAAGAACAAGTTCAACGCCGTAAAAGTGGAAATAGATGGGCTCACTTTTGATAGCAAGAAAGAAGCTAAACGTTACATACAGCTTAAAGCTATGCAGCAGCACAAAGAGATTCGTGAGCTTAAGCATCACCAGTGCTTTGAGCTAGCACCCAAAATGAGAATTGCAGGAGAGAAAAGAGCAAAACCAGCATTGAGATACTTTGCAGATTTTACTTACTACACAGCAGCTGGAGAGTTCGTAGTTGAAGATGTGAAGTCTGCAATAACACGTAAAACCGCGAGCTATCGCAACAAGAAGCATTTAATGAAAACAGTTTTAAATATTGACGTTCAGGAAGTATAGGAAGGCGATTATGTTAGTTGAGAAATTTGATTTTTTAGAGTTTTTACGCCTTGCTATCGCCAATGGTGCAGGGAATGGCAAAAAGATTTCAAAAGACATTGTGTTGGGTGAAATCGCTTTACTTAAGCCGCATGCAAGAATGTGGGCTTCACTATTAGTGGAAAAAGTAGATTTTGAACGTATCGCGATTATTACGCACCCAGAAGAACAGACGGAAACATTTTATAGTAAGTATGATTTTAACTATCAGTATGAGCGCCGTATTGCTGACAAACCAGGTAAGGTAGAGTTTAAACAGGGGGAAATTAAATCTGGTGATTTTTTCCGTGTACGTAATATTTTGGCTGGCCAGATCCATAAAGAAATGATCAAAAATAACTTTAAGCCGAATAACTGCCAAGGTGATTTAAGTAACATAGCAAAAGGAATGGCTGAGGTGGTTTTGCGTGGCCATCTTTTCGTAAAGGCGATGTGCGGTACATGCCAAGGTTTAGGTAAGTTAGAGATTTATAACAGCGAAGGCTTTCCAGCAGGGTCGAAATTTTGTATTAAGTGCGAAGGTACAGGTAAGCGGCCATACACATTAAATGAAAAAATTACGATTTCAAAATTAAAAGTTTCTAAATCAGGTTACTCAGAGCGTTATGTGAAATATGAGCTTTTGGGGGAGTCTATTGTAGCGCAGTGGGAAAATGAAATAAGAGATCGATTAAGTCGAGCATTTCACTTCGAGCTGGAAGAAAGTAAAGTAACTGTAGCTTGACACAAACAGAACACTTGAGTATAAGTATCTCTAAAATGGGTGTTTTATAAATTGATCGCCCGGTAAGAATTTAAAGGCTCGCATTTGCGGGCTTTTTTAATATATATTGCTATGTTAAATTTAAATTACGCTGGCAACTCGCTAAGTGGATCAGTCTGGTCTCTTGTTGAGACCCACTCCCGCCGTCGGAAGTAGTTGTAGGTCCATCTGGAAACAGGTGGACCTTTATCTTTACAAATGGATGCGTGAGGATTAAATCTCATGAAACATGTTAAAACGTTTAAAGCGCATGATCTCTCTGAAGTCGAAGGCTTAGTTAATAACTTTCTACGTCAAAATAAATGTGAGCTTATACATGCTCATCTTGTGAGAGTCTTTTCTTGTTCTCATTATGAAGCTTTTATTGTGTTTAAGAAATAGACATTAAATAATCATATTAATAATAATTAACTGTTTGAATCATAAAAATTACTTTGTAAATAGAAATTATTGTTTATATTAAATATTCTTCCTAGCCTCTGTTAGAAGAACACTTGGTAACTTCCCTTTAATCCTGCTTCTCTCTCCAGGAAAGCAGGTTTTTTTATTTGAGTTATTTTATCTTTAGCCCCGTGTAAAAAAATATTCACTTTATAGCCCATATCTCACTGTATGGGTTTTTTTATTGAGGAAAATTAGGAAATCCTTTACACAAATCTTAAATAATTATTAAGTATTTTTTCTTTTAATTAATCCAAAATAAACCTCCATTGGAAAAGCTGCAATTTTAGAGAAAAAGAATGCCTAGAAACAATTACTTACCAGCTCTAGAACAGGTCTATGATTTCTTGCAAGAGCGTCCTGGTTTTAAGAATGAGAGTGGATTCGCGAAAGCCGTAGAGTATTTTCGAACCTTACATGAAGAGACTCCTGAAGAATTCAGAGTTCAGGTGCCTAATTTTGTTATAGGTAAATTTGGTACTAAAGAGATAATCAATTTAGGAGAAATGCCAAATTATACGGACAAGAATAAGTTCGTTAATTGGGTAAATATTCAAATTAATACCTAACGTTTGATCATTGTTAAAGCCCATCATTTGATGGGCTTTTCTATTTTTAAAAAAACTTAACATATAGGTATTACAAAAGATACTTTAAGCAATTTTAAGTGGGCTAAATTAGAAATAGGTTTTTTTTAAAAAAATAAACGAATATTTTTTATCAAGACTTGCTTCTAATCAATAAAGTCTAAGAGAGGTTCTTATGTCAGCTCGGTCAACCTATTACATCGGTGGTGTGTATAACGGCCAGGTGGTAGAGCCATCGCATTTAGGCTCGGAAGAGATCCTCAAATTTATTGAAGAGTTTACGGCGCAGGATAAAGAGACCCTGCTGTATAAAAGAGTTCAAATCAATAAGGATGGTACCATTAAATCTTTTTACTTGCTGGAAGGCGCAGAACCGGCCGATTATAAAGAATTAATCTTAAATATCTGGTTAAATGTACCAGTAGATGTGTATGGTATCTAA